CACGATCTCTCCCGTGACCCAATTCCAAGTTAGCCCATCAGCCCCAACCCTTCGTGCTTCGTTCTTCTTCACTTTCCGCTTCAGGCCGTCCCTGATTCTCTCGATTGACTCAGCCTTCATTCCCTTTCAATGCTTGCGATCATTCGGGGAGTCGGTCTCTTGAACCGCTTCCTTGTCTTCGTCGTTGGTGAGCACCCACTTTGTCGTCTTTGTATCCTCACACAATTCATTGACCAGGTATGCTAAGGCCAGGGCGTAAATGTCACCCTGCTCTGCCTTCTTCCGTAAGGCTTCCTTGAGTTGTCTGGCGTTCCGGATTTTTATTGCCTTAGCACGCCGATTGTCAGGCAACGTCTCTTTTCGTAGCTTCTCAAACCTTGAGGATAGTGACCGCTGGTCCCGTGCATTCATTCGTGGTCACCCTCCATTGACAGATCCATGTCACTCCTCCCTCTGTGGTGGGAACACGACCTCGACCAATCCATATGCGGGCTCTCCACAAATCTGGCAGTTGACAATGTTCGCTTTGGGAAATGTCATCTCCTTTGATAACGGAACGATGTCAAAGACGGTAGAACACGACACGCAAAAGCAACTTATCGTCGCTATCTTTTGATACATCCGTAGAATCCCCCCACACTTGGGGCAGGGCTTCGGAACCGGGGGCGGTAACTTGTTCATTCGTGATCACCTTTCAAGGGCCGGGCGTGGCTCGAGACTCGTAATTTGTCCATTGTGGCCGATGCGATAGATCCGCGCATGCCCTTGGACGCCAGCAACGGCGCTTGCAAACACACACGCCCTCGTTATGGATCCTGACGCTCGGGCCGTTTTGGGAGCCAAGCCGCCCGGTTTCCCCAAGTGCAATCACTCGAGTTGCGGCGACGTTCTCAGGAACGCATGCAGGACAAGGGCGAAGGCGATCAGAGCCATGATCAAAGTCACGAGCGTAGGATTTGCCGAGAGGAACCAGAACGTGGTGGGCGTGGCACCGCCCTGAACAGCGTAGAGGATGATTGATATAAAGAGCCCAAGGAACAGGATCAAGAGCCCCGTTATTGCCTCGATTATCCTGTTTTTGAGTATGATCGCGCGCAGCTTCTCCGTGTTCTCGTTGAGCTCGAGGATGTAATCCTCGACGTCCTTCCTGGTGATCTTGCCCTCCTTCTCTATGATGACTTCGCCGTCCTTCACGTAGATCTTTGACTTCTTGCTCATTTCACTCACCCTCCACTGCTGCTTTCAGCCGAGACATGAGTTCGTTCGTCGGGTCGAAGGTCTTTTCGAGAGCCTCAACCATGCTCTTCACCCTTGCCCTTTCGCGCTTGAGCGTGTCAGCTTGCTTGATCCAGAAGATCGCGTGCTCGCGCGCGTCGTCTCCCGCTATCCTCAGCGCCTTAAGATCGGTGATGAGGACTTCTTGATCGTTCCGGACTTTCGAGGACAGAACGTCGAGGCCATTCAGGGCCGCGCGCACGTCACCGGGGATATCCTGCGACAACGAAGTCGTTAGAACGGGGGATGATGAAGATCCTGACGGTTGTGAGGATCCTGATGATTGGTCGCGTGCCTTGATCCGTTTCGTGATCAACGGCAGAACGAAGAGGAGGAACGCTCCCCCGATCACCACCACAGCGCCGATTATGAGCAGAAGGATTTCTCCGTCCATCCTACTCGCCTCCCTTGCTCGGCGTCACGACCTTGAACCATCTCCATACTGCTTTTGCCCAGTTCTCGATGAGCACGGTGTATCCGCCGCTGACTATGACAGTCATTGCGACGTCATATCCCGTGCCCGACAACGACGCCCATCCGCCCGCAGCTGCTCCGATCGCGACGGTCGTGAAGAATTTCAGTGCGTCGAACTTCTCCAGTCCCTGCTCGGTTATCGTCTTGAAGTAACCCGCGCCTGCGATCAGCACGCCCGACAGAACACCCGAAAGAGCGCCCGATACTATCGCCCAGAGATCCATGTCACTTCACCTCCTGCACCCTGAAGTTGAAGTAGTTCTTCCCTGTCGGCTTGCCCGTGTTGGCGATCAGCAGGATCTTCGCGGCGAGCCATCCGAAAGGCTTCAGCCTGTCTTCTAGGACCGGAGAGGGCACGAGCGTGAAGAAGCCTGGCTTCACCCTGTCGTCTGTCGTCTCGAGGAGCTCGACGTCAATGAAGGGCTTCGGGCCGTACTTCGTCCTGACCTGGCGGGGCTCCCCGATGACCTTCACCTTGTAGCCGAAAATATTGTCGCCCTCTGGAGGCCGAAGTTTCAGAAAGGGAGTCTTGGCTTGCGGAGCGTCTTGCGGTTCCCCGCTAGTTGCTTTCTGTGTGAACTTCTTAAGTTCGCTCATTTCGGGAAAGGATACGGGGGTATCCCTTAAAACGTTCACTATTGTTTTTGATGGTTACCGGGTAGCAGCCGCAGGGCGTCAAGAACTTCCCGCCCGGTGTCCGTGATCTCGTATAATCCGCGCGCGGGGCGTTTGATCAGGCCAGCAGTCATGCAGAATCCGAGGTAACGGTGGAAGTTCATCTCTGTGACGGGCGCGCGAGTTACGAGCTCCCGGTATTTCTCAGGCATGCAGCAGATCGTGAGGATCTCTTTCAGCGTGAAAACGTCAATCTTCCCGCGCACGTTTCCGTCCCCTCCCGCCCTTCCACCAGGCCAAGAGCTCGACGGCTCGCTTCAAATCTCGCTCACTTTCAAACTGTATTTCGTGACCGTCAACGATCACGTGGGTAGCGCCAATTTCCCGAAGCAGCATGAGACACTCCCGCATCCGCCGAGCGCTCAAGGGCGTCTTGGGGATACCGTGGTATCCTAATATGCCTTTCTCGGGCTCCTCCGCGGGAGGGCGTTTGACCCCACGTGGGAAGAAAGCCCTTAAGAATTCAGGCCCGGGGGGTTCTGCCATGCCGAGAACGCAGGATCTGACGTCTGTCCGGATTCCGATCGAACTGGCACGCGCGATTGACTCTGTGATCGAGAAACTCAAGGATCCGGAGCTCGCCAACCGCAGACATTTCATAGCGCGGGCGGGAGCTCTCCTGGTGGAGGTCTTCAACGCCGAGAAGATGCCCAGCAAGAAGAAAGGCAAGACCCTCGCCATCAAGGTCAAGTCGGAACAGTACGACCTGATCAGACGTGCTACCAAGGCCGGGGCACTTCCGTTCATGAGTCAGGATGAGGCCTATCGCTTTGGGGCCCTTCTGTTGTTAAGCGGTTTGGCACCCATAGCCGGAGTGACACTCCCTTGGCCGAAGTTGGAGATCGAATGCCCCAAGGTGAAACTGCGATGAGCGAGTTCAAGGATCTGAAGATGATCAGTGCGGCTGATCTCGTCAAGAAACCCGATATGCCGATTGAAGGCAAATACCGGACGATCTTTGATCACGCAGTAGGGCAGTCCTTCGACAGTTTCGAAAAGGCAATAAACATCATGGCATCTCGAGGATGGATCTTAAGAGAAGTGATTGAACGAACGTCCGCAGGATCTTTCATCTACGCGATCTTCGAGAAGAAAGAGTAGGAGCGGGCGCGCGATCCGCCGACGAAATGGCCTTCCGCGCCTCCATCCCCGATCCCGCGAGGGTTGAGGCTTAGGCGGAATCCACGAACCGTGCCGACTGCGGGCGCGCCTACTCCCCCAGCTTCTTCTTGATCTTCACTTTCAGGTCCTCAAGCATGCGAGACACTGCAGGCCTGCCCATTCTAGGCGCAAGTTGCTCCGGGCTCGGGAACAGCGCGAGGATCTCATCTGTTTTCCTCGACGGTTCCGCCCTCACGGGGTTCTGCTCGACTATTCCGACGCCCTGAGCTCCTGCCGGAGATGTGCTCTCAGCCGTCTTCTGCTGCTCTGACGCGGGCTGCGCTGGAGTTGATGGTTTCGTGTCCGGTTGAGGCGAGGGTGCAGTAGCAGGCGTGGGCTGAGCGGGCGGAGTTGGCGTCTCTGGTGGTTTTGTTGCAGCTTCCTGTGAGACAGGGGGAGCCGAGGCCGATACTGCCGGTTTGGATTCGGCTCCGAGACTTTCTGCCTTCGTCGCCTGTTTTGTCATCAGGATCTGTTCGATCCTTTCAATGCGAGCTTTCAGATCCGCAACGGCCTGGTCCGTGTCGTAGATGCGCTGATTGGTTCTGTCTATGTATGCCTCGAGGCTCTTGAGTTTGTCCGCAACTTCTTCGGGTGTTGGCGGCGGTTCGATGATTTGTTCTTTCTTCTCGGGCTTGATCTCGCTTGCTTGAGGCGTTCCCTTTTCGCTCAAGGGTTCTACCTCCTTTTCTTCAGCGTGTGACTCGCCCGCCTTTTCACTGCTGGGGGCGAGGATCTCTTTGATCAGGATGACGCTCGACTTGGAGTCGCCGGGCACGAAGTCCTTCGTTACGAAGGCCAGCCCGGTGAACACGATCCCGGTCGGCTTCACCCCGTCCACCTGTGGGAAGTCCACTGCTCCGAACTCGACGGAGCTGCCGATCACGTCGCCATCGTCATAGGCCTTGTCGAGTTTGGGATTCTTGGAAGCAACGAGTGACGTGACTACCGTTTCTTCGTCATTGTAATCCGACCAGATCACGTTTGCCCCAGGCAGAGGAGGACCATGATTCAGGTTGACCGGTGCGTTGATCAGCGTGCGCGCTGCTCGCTTGAGCTCATCTGCATCGTAGTGCCGTAGGCGAGACAATCCCTGCTCATCAACAAGATCATCACGTCCAGTCGTGCCGACATGAAGGGCCTTCACCAGGTAGAGACGTCCATCAAAGTTGTTGACCTTCAGCGGCATGACGTAGGATTCCTTCTTTGTGATGTGCTTCGGCATAGGTTTGGTGTCATCGAGAGGAGGATCGTATGAGTTCAGCCAGGCATAGTAGAGTTTCTTACCCTTCTCCTCGCCGTGTTTCTCGATGAATTGCTGGTAGATCTTCTCAAAGTCAGAATGCTTGGGCATTACTTCGTCACCCCTTGATCCTTAGGATTCTGCCCTGATTCTGGCATGCCTGCCTCGGGCTTCTCAGGTTCCCAAAGCTCGACCCCGAGTTTTGCGAGGTTCTTCCTCATCTCATCGGGCCGAATGTATGGAACACCGTACTGTGCGCTCATCTCGCCCAGCTTGAGCAGGTTCTCAACGTCGATTGTTGGCGTCTCGAGCATGCCCCAGTTGAGACGGACATTCGCCTCCTGAGCGTTGAGTCCTGCCTGAGTCACTATCGGATCGAATATCTCACGCTCTATGATCCGCTTGAGGAAGCGCTGGAACATGGCGATGCCCATTTCGTTGACTTCGACCACGGCCCGCGCGCTTGCCTCGGTGAATCCTGGCGTAGTGAACAGTTTCAGAACGGGAGTCTCGAGACCATTGATTATCCTGTTCTCAAAATACGGCAGGATTGTGTCGAAGCGCGCGCGAGGATCTATGCTCAGTTGCTTGACCTCAAACTCTGCGTCGGTACTCGTTCCGACTGCGAAGTCCTCGTTCTCCTTGGCCGCAGAGATCGAACTGAAGTAAGTCTTCACCTTCGCCTCGTCCTCACCCTTCCAGACGTATGCAAAGCGCCCGATGTAACGCGGGAAGAAGTTCGCGAGCGCGTTGTCAGTCCTTTCCTTGATCTCCAACCAAGGTGCGCGTTGTATCCGTGTGCCTGTCACCGTGTCGGTGACGAAACCCTTCCCCCAACTCGCGAGAGTCGCTATGAGCCCCCACCCGAACGCATCTTGATCAACCGGGTTCCAGTTGAAATGGATCAGACACTTCGGCGAGATCCATCGCTCCTCTCCTCCTGCCTGTTGCTTGTATGCTACGACCTCTCCGGCCTGCTTGCGTTTGATCTCAATGAACGTCGAAATGGGGAGCATCTTCAGTCCGATGAGGTTTGGAACGCGGGTCTTTCCGTCAGGCAACAGAATGACAGGTTTCGGCTCCTGCACTACGCCTATTTCTGGTATCCTCACGGGCACGTAGTCGGAGAATACCCTCTCGAGGAAGGCGTTCCCACATCCCAAGGAGTCGCGCGAGATGTCCGGCAATTTCAGGTCTAGGTTCACGGCCTCGCAGAACCTGTCAACCGCTCTCTTCGCCCGTTCGGTGTTTGATGTGGTGAAGAAACCCATGCCTACGGATCTCCTGACAACGTCGTCGATCGCCGCGCGCACGTCCGGGTCTCTCTTGTAGTAGTCCATCTGGTCCTTCAGCGTCGGTGTCGGGCGTTCGCCACCCTGCCAACTTGGAGCAGTCACGACCGTGCCCACTGTCTCCTTCTTGCCGAGGATCCTCCTGACAAACCACGACAATCTTGAATCACCTCAAGAAACTCTCGGGAAGCCCAGAGAAGTCGTGTGAAAGTCCGCAGGAGTTTGCGTCCTTGACGGTCATTTTGACGGGATACAGGGGTATCCCTCATAAAAGAGTAACTATTGAAAACGATAGTCAGCATAATATACCGTGGGGATACCTCCGTATCCCAACCAGATTCGGAGGTGAAAAGAATCTTGGTATACGCAGACAGTTGGCCATACTCTACTCTTGGTGAACCCGTTGGAAACTACGAAGCGGTGACGGCAAAGGCAGGAGAAGCAATCACAAAGGGGCAACTCGTCAAGATCACGGCGGCAAACGTCCCACCGGACGGACCGACAGTCTCGGTCTGTGGGGCGGATGAAGTCGCATACGGAGTCGCCATGCAGGACATAGCGAACGGAGCGATAGGCAAGGTACTGACGCGGGGCAGGGTGAAGGTGAGAGCAGGTGGCGCGATCACCTTGGGAACCTACGTGAAACCAGGCGCAAGCGGGAGAGCAGTCGCCGGTCTCATCGGGACAAAAGTCGGAATCGCTGAGTCCGCAGCGGCAGCCGACGGCGACGATCTACTGATCTCGTTCGGAGGGTTCTAAAATGTCCGAAAAAGAGGAAGTACTGAAACTCGTGAAAGGACAAGGAAAATGCGAGACTATCGAAACCTTGCTGAAGGATCCACAGTTCGCCGCGAAGTTGCCGAACAATCCATTCATGCAAGCGCTGATACGCGAGTTCGTCTTCCCTGATGCAGCTGCTGCGCTTGGATCGTATAACGCACAAGCAATCGCGGCAGCCCACTACGCAGCAATAGCAAGGGAGGCATGTTGGACCGTTCCAACATCGCAACCGAAAGTTCGGTTCCCGAAGTTCACGGCAGGCAAAGCGACGAAGAGAGCAGCGGGTGCGCAAGCGGTGATACTCGGTTCGAAGTTCTCATACGTCGATGTTGATGTCAACACTTTTGACTGGGACGCCTCACAGGAATGGGATAGGATCACTGCCGAAGACACACCCGCCGGGGTTCTCTCCGGTGTGGGTGAATATCTCGCACTTGACGTTCTCTCACAGGAGACAGCAGAATACATCGAGAAACTGAATGGGATCTCAGCAAGCGATCTTGCTTCTGGTGCGGCTTTGTCTCCTGCCGGTGCAGGTCATTTCGCATACGCCGATGTGTTGACATTGCTAAACGCAATCTGGGGTGAGGGATGGAAACCTAACACCAGATCGATATGTGTCCTCAACCCTGCACAGGCGACAGATTCTCTGCTCAACGACGACAAGTTCATCAACGCGAACTATCTCACAGCTGGCATCGACAAGCAAACGGGCGCAATTGGGGAACTCTTCAATGTCAAGTTCCTTGTGTCCCCGCACGTAACTGCCGGAACGGTCTATCTACACACTTGGTTCGCGGTCGGTTTCGCGTTGAGACGCGATATCGTCTTTGATCCCTACACACTCGAGCGGGCAATCGGGGCAGGAGTCAGAGCGAGTTCAAGAGGAGGGTTTGGCATACTACAGAGCAAAGCAGTAGCTAAGATGACGGGCGCGTGACCACCTTAATCCCCTGAGGTGGTGATCGATGCCCGTCAACGGTAACGACGAACCTCGGAAACGGGCCGGGCCATGGTCCCTCGCTGCGTCTCTCGTCGAGGCGATCGACAAGATCGTCGAACGCGAGCGGAAGAAAAGCGGGTATGAGGAGCTCCCGGCGAGTCATGTGATCGAGAAACTGCTCAAGTGGGGAACTGAACGGTACTGGGAAGAAGAGGGGGAGTATAGGCGGCGTCCGTAGCCGCCAACCGCTTTTTATCAGGTCCCTTTCGTCTGTGGACGGGAGGATTCGTATATGTTGACGAGTTCGTTGATAACCCAGTCCGGATCTCTGGGCATGTTCGGGATCTTCAGCAATCTTTCATAGACATCTTTTGACAAGTAGACTGGTACTCGCTCCTTCGTCCAAGTCCCGACCCACTCCTCCCAAGCCCCACTATGAACATACAGGGGAACTTCGAAGTGTTGTTGAAAAGGCAGAGGGCTATCTTCAACGATACCATTCACAATTCCGTATATCGAGAACTGAATCTTCGCGTTCTCATAGCCCTTCCTGATTCCTTCCACTGTCTCAATCCCATAGTACCCGAGCCTGAAGTGACTTCGTAGTCTGACCTCTCTCTCCTTCGAGAGAACAAGGTTATGGACCCCAGAACTCCTTGAGTCAGCCACACCAAAGTCTAGATCGTGCCCCAGCTCTGCCCGTTGGCCGACGGTTGCGCTTAGCCTGCAATAAAAGGGTGGGATGAGGTATACGTTCGTCTTCGATGAACTGGTGAATTTGAATTCAAACACAAGAGTGGGCTGAGGCTCACCCGGGGCCGGGCCCTGAAGTTCGCAGAATACCTTCAAACCATCACTAGTACTTTCACCATGTTGTGACATGAACTGCGTCAACATAGTCCATTGGACATATAACACTTATCGCATTGGCTTGACTCTGTTGTCAATGAGTAGGACACGATGTCACAAGACAACGCCTCAGGTTGAATTCCTAGGGACTGCCTTTCTCCTCAAGTGCCTTGATCAGGCTTTTCGCTAATTCCTTCTTCTCTTTCAAGTCTGGCAGCAACTTCTCGTATTTCTTCCCGGTCGTCTTCGGGCTAGTGCAAAGCAATACTGCCAAAGTGGTTATTTCAGAGTTCCTCATAGTCTCAACTTGCAGAGTCTTGGAATCTTCTATTGCCTTCACAATAGGGGCCGTGAGCGATCTCTGCATAACTTCGGTCAAGTGATTGGTTAACTGAACTCGAAATGCCTCTGTCCACTTTGCCACGATCTCGTCGCTACTCAGGGTATCCTTCACGGCAGTTTCCAAGCTTTCGACCACCTTGTACCTAAGATTCAAGTAGGCTGTAATAAGTATTCCTCCCGCACCGGCTAGGCCTGCAACGAGTCCTATTCCCCTCTCCATCGCTGATTGGGACGGAGAATACCCGACGAAAACTATGAAGCAGATACCCGACACAAGAAGGATACCCGCTTGGATAAGGTTCTTCGTATCAAAAATATCGACCAAGTTGGTCTCGCTTGTGAGAGCACAAACGTTTAAAAGCCTTTAACTTCGGTTGGTTTTTCTGGAGCCTGTCTCGTCTAATCCCTAGGCGTGTTTCTGTCTTTGTCCGCTCATCTGCCCGCGACTATCACTATTCCGCCTCCTGAGGGGGCTTCACTCGCGACCGCCAGCGCGAGCATGAAGGCCCATCCGAGATCGTCGTATGTACCTTGGCGATGGCTGAAGGTGTAGCCTCCTGCGTGTGTTCTATCGTATTCGATGCAGTTGAGCGCATTGAGGAGGGCTAGGTCGTTCGGCAGTTCCACGTCCTTGTTCTCGAGCGCGATTCTGGCCCTCGAGGCGAGCTCCTCCTTGACGCGCAGAGTTAGTTGGTAACCTTCCACCGGGAGACCCAATTTTTTCATGTGCGCTAGGATCGGGGCTCCTATGCCCGTCTGGTCCACCCCGATCTTGCGGAGACGCGCGCGCTTGTGAATGTCCGCGATCTTGACAGTGTAGCGCGTGCAGAACCTCTCGTCTTCCCCGGCTGCTATCTTCTCCTGGTCAATGAACCTGACCTGCAACTTCCCGGCCCTGTCCACGACGACGAAGGCAGCGTAGGACTCCTTGCCTCCTGGATCATAGCCACCGTAGAGATCCTTGCCGCCTTCAGGCTTCCCGTAGGCCGCGCAGAACGGACAGGGAGCCTCCTCGCAGATGTGGAGGTTCATGCGGAGCAAGGTCATCGGGAAGTAGGCGCGCGCGTCGTCAACGAACTCAGCCAGATACTCGAGCCGGAACCTCTCCTCACCAATGAGCTTCAGTTGCTCGTTCAGGAAGGCTTTCGTGATCTTGGGTGAGATGGACGAAGGCAGATGATAGACGCTCCATCCTTCCGTGTCCATGAATGCCCGATATGTGATGTGATCCTTGCTCCAAGGCGTTGTCATCATCCAGAGGCGACCGTTCGTAGTTGCTAACATAGGGAACACCACGTTTGCGATCACATCCTCTGGCATGAATGCGGCTTCATCCAGGACGGCGAAGTGAACCGTGTAACCCCTGAGCGACCAGCCGTATCTGCCGCAGGGGAGACAGACAATCCGTGCCCCGTTTGACAGGATGATCCGCGTGCGTGACTTGTAGAAGATCGACTTCTTGAGCGGCGAATCCAGCAGGAAACCCACGACCTTGTCGAAGGTCTCCATGCTCTGGCGGAGCGTTGATGAAACCACTATCGAGGTCGTCTTGGGGTGGGTTGCAGCGAAGTGGATGAGCGCGACGGCTGCTATTGTGCTCTTGCCGACCTGCCGACCACATATCGCGATGAGGCGCTTTGACAGGTCGCGGAGCCATTTCTCCTGGTAGGGATACGGTTGGATCTTCTTGTCCGGCTCTGATGGATCCGGAAGGATCGCGCGCGCGAATAGCACAGGATCATCCCTGAGCTTCTTGAGGACCTCGGGGCTGATGTCCTTGTAGAACTGGCGTGGCAACTTCCAAGTGCTAGGAACGACCAAGCGCGCAAACTGTTCGTTGATCCGGCCCTGTCCCTGCTCCCAGGTGAGCCAAGCCCATAGCGAGACCACATCAAAGAGTATCTCGTCCGCTAGGAGAAACAGGAGCGAGCCGAGAATGATCCCATTGAGTAAGTAGTTCTGTGACAGACAAAACAGAATGATCACGACGAGAGAAAGAATCGTGTAGTCGCTCCACTTCATTTCCGCTTCAACCTCGTCACGCGGACGACGTATTTCGTCAGGATGACGTTGAACTGTCCTCTATCTTCCTCTTCCTCTATCTTATCCGCCGAAAGCCAGAGGTAATTCCTGTCATATGCCTGATAGTAACCAGACGTCGTGGCAGTCAGGGGTTCCTCTCGCGTTTGTTTCAAAGCCTCGGCACGCGTGATGATATCCTTTATCGAGTGGTTGTCGATGTATTCAACCTCGATGAGGGCGTTCTGTTTGAGTGATCTTAGGATCGCGAGCGCGCGCTCATGCTTTCTTCTGTCCATCCCTCGCCTCCTCCTTTGACTTGACGAAGAAGTACCAAGCTATGATGCTGGACGTCATGCCGGAATAGATTGTCCCGACCAGCGAGGCGATCTGCAGGTCTCTCAATATGAGGGCCGCATACCCGAAGATGAAGGTGAAGGACACGACTACGAAAATGGCGAGCACTCCCCGCCAGTCCTGGATGCCGAACTTGAGTTCGCCCTGTTTCACTATGAGAGCACCGTCCTTCTTCTCTCCCTTCTTGATCGTGCGCTTGGGATCGCTCATGCTTGGGCTTTCAACTCCGTCAAACGTTCAACTCGCGCGAGCGCATAGCACCGATTACATATCTCGAATGCCTGAAGGTATTCCCTCTGTTTCTCCGCGCCACAAGCTGCCTCTGGGCGGATCTCCCAACACTCAAGTCCACACCGCGGGCACTTCAGACGGAAGTAGACCTGCATCTTCACTCCCTCGGAACTCCCAACTTCCAGAGCGCCCAGTCGTAACCGCAGTTCGGACAAGCAACGTAGAGCCACTGCTTCTCCCTGAAACCCCAGACCTCCCATCCGCCTGAGTGTGGATAGTGTTCGATTGTCGCTGGCAGTTGCTCGCCGCACGACCTGCACTTGGGCTTCAGCTGCCGCAGGATCTCTTCGTATTCTCCGAGCGTTTTCATCCGTGGCGTATCACCTTTCTGATTGCCTCCTCGAGGTCCTGCTTTGTCGGACCTACTTCTCGGGCGATGGCAAAGCACACGTAGTTGAACGCGTCGATAAGATCGTCCAATCGCTTGTCCGGGGAATCTGTGTGTCGAACGCGTTCGAGTTTGTAGGCAGCAGCATAGATCAACGACTCCTTCGACATCAGAGCCCAATTGTCCGAATAGACACCGCGCCGCTTTCCACGAATGACGTTTGCGAGTGTGTGCGCGATCTTGAGAGGATCCATGCCACGCCATTTAATGATCGCCATGAACAATCGCCTCCCTGTGCTCCAGCAGCTCCTCGAGCGTGAATACCGGGATGCCCCTTTGCCGTGCGAACGCTACCTCCCAGAATATGCCCGACCGATCGGGTATCTCCTCAATTGGCACGCCTATGATCAGCGCGTCGCAACGGGCGATCGTCTCAAGTTCCGCCTCGGCTATGCGCAGAAATCTATCCCTTGGCTGACCAAGACTCAGAGGAAGCAGTGGGTTGAATGTGATATGTGGCACAATCACGAACGAGTTGGGAAAGAGCGCTAAGATCCGGCGTGCGATCCTGATCGCTTCCTCAGTTCTGGTATCCGGGTTGTCGGAGAACGGATAACTCAGGTAAAAGAGGATCATGGATCTATCCTCCGCCCGATTCTGTTGAGTTTGATGCTCGCTATCACGCTGAAATCTCGCTCAGTAATCCCGAGTGATTCGCACAACAGCACCATATAGATCAGAGTGTCCACACACTCCTCGGCGACATCAGCCGGAGTGACCTTTCGCTGTCTGCTTCCTCCACGCAGTAGATGTTTGACCGCATTGCAGACTTCCCCAGCTTCACCCGCTAGGGCATTCGACCACCAAAGAGGAGACCTCTCCTTCCAACGAGCGAAGAACCGATTGTTGCAGCCGATTATCTGTCGCCAGAGTGTCATGACACCATCCCCTCCGCGACCGATTCATGTCCGGCGAGCAAGCGAACTGCCTGTATCAGCGATGGCAGCAGGCGCGCGCACTCAAGGCGAACTGCGATCGCATACCTGTCCCCACCGTGCAGGAACCTGTGGCACATCCCGATTGCGTCGCAGACCGCTAGGACGAGCAGTTGCCCGGTCTGTTCAGGCTCGACCTTCTCGAACTGCTTACCGCGTTTTTGGCCGCGCTGATCTTTGATGTGTAACTTGGCTTCCTTCTCGAGGTCGCTCAGGATCTTGGCTAGGTCTTCGTCCTCCTCCTCTGGTTGAATCTGACCGCGTTTGAGAGCGTACAGCGCCCTCAGCGTGCCGACGAGTTTCGTGAAGGCGTCCGTGTATTTCCACTCCTGCTTTCGGGTGAGCTCCCCTGAGTTGAGTTTCTCCTCGACCTTGGATAGGCGCTTCTCAGTCCTCTCGATCAGGTGGTCCAGCTCTTCATTTACATCTATGAAAGAACTACCTGCTTCGTTGTGAAGGATAGGGGCCCCCCTTTTATTAACTCGTGGATCGTTCATTTTCTCAGGCCTCCGACCTTCTTTCCGCTGTTCAGCGCGCGCATGCGATGCGCGAAGACCATGCGGTCTCGCTTGTCAGATCTCAGGAACCTCAGCATGAGCCTAGCCTGTCGCGCCTTGATCTTCAGGAACGGCAGCAGCTCCTTGAGCACGCGCGCGATATCAGTGCGCCTCTCAATCGCCAACCGGAAGTGATCTCCTCCCGACGATACCTCTATCCTGCCACAACTGAGGACTCCCTTACACTTCACGAGCGCGTTGCGGTTATCGTTGGTGATCGTAACGCGGGGGCGGACATACCAAGGAGTATTCGCCACTATTGTGATCAACATGATACTCCCCTCTCCGTCCAGCATCCCTGCGACGTAGAGCAGCCCCTCGCGATGATTCTGCTCGCGTTCGAGTTCTACCTGGCTGTGGTCTACCTCGTTCATGAGAATCCATCCTCCTTGCACTTCTGAGCGTAGGGGCAGTTGCGACAACGCCATTCCGGACATCTGAAGTTTGGTGGTTTACGCTTCTCAAGAGCAGCGTCGAGGGCACGTGCACGGTCTGCGAGATCCGCCGGTGGATTGGGATCGAGAGTGAATTCCTTGTATCGTGAGGGAGGTTCTCCACGCCTGAATTGCGGGGGTTCCTTTGCCTTCGCTATGCAGATGACCTTGACCTTCGTTATCTTGATCCACGGATGAGAGTGTTTGAGTAGCTC